GGGAGTTCCCCTCTTACCCCGGCGCCTTGGCGTCGGGAGCAGAGGAGCCCATCCCAATGGAGAGGCAACTCTCCGTTGGGCCGATTCCCGACCCCACACCAGTGATGGTATGGGGCCGGGTGGACCATTGCGGCGCTCTTCCCAATTGTCGGGAACAGCAACGACTACGAAGGAAAGCTCACGCTCTCGCATGCGACGGAGTGCAACGTCAAGACGAACCGATGACGGTACGTACTTGGGGTGAGCTCCCGCAGCGATAGCGCTTGCAGTCTTTCGCAGCCGTCCCGCGACCTGCTGGGGTGACGTCTTGAACGTCCTCGAGGGCTCAAGACCCATCATGAAACAATAGTCTCGTGATCGGCTTTGAATGGCCGCCTCCTCTAATGAGGAAGGCGTCCACCCTTGAAGGACAGGACAAGCTGCCCACCTAGCAGGTATGGATCCGTCGGAAGTACGATGGACGGCTCTGTAGGAATGGGAGAACACGTCCCCGACATCGTCGGTCGCGAGTTCACGCCATCCTGCAGAAGCCATCATCGTCCACGCCCTGGAGAGCTTGGTCATGTCAGCTGGTGAACTACGTTCACTGGGCTGAAAGATCAATCTCCCTAGGGCCCGACGGATCCAACGCGGGACCGACGCCTTAAGCGTCGGTTGCTGTCCCGACACTGGTACTCTGTGAGGAAGGCCGAAACCTCCAAACTCGCGCGGCACAAACGGTGGAAGACCCTTACCGGCTGCCCAGGATGCTACTCCTGGGTGGGCCGACAGGCAAATCTGCCGAATGAGCCGTGCGCATTTGGGGTTCCGAGCCACTGACGTGGAAGCAGCGGGACCGATGACAACCCACCAGGGGAGAAGTGACCGATTCCCGGGCAAATGCCCAGGAACAGTCACTAATCCCCTGAGCGGGAAGCCAATCGGCCCTTGCTCCCACGTCAGGCCCGTCGCAATCGAACGGACGACACTTGCGAAGCGCGCACGACGTTGTCCCGGCGCCGGAGCCGCCACCGCGGCAGCATAGCTGCCAGCGGGGTAGTTCCGCGCTAGGATACGTGTGCGCACTCGCTTTCTGTTCCGACGTCCCGTTACGGTCGCCTCACGGAGGGAGAAAATCTCCTCCGTGAAGATACCATAACGGCGGCTCCTTAGGTGCTTTGACCGATTTGAGAATCGCATTCCGGTTACCCGGATGTTCTCCTCATAACGGCTAATCACCTTAGGATGCCAAACGCCGAGCAGGTCGTCTCCGCAGATTGCGAAGGGCTGCTCACAGAGACCAAATTGGGAAGAGCGGCGGACGGTGCTGATAGCTTCGTCTGCGGCCCACAGATTCGCCAAGCAGAGGAGGAACCAAGACAAAGGAAGGCCCATAAGGGCCCCCTTTGTCGAAGTAACCTCTCCGCCTGACGGATAAGTGAGTCGCATTGGACCCAAAAGGTCCAACCCGACCCGGTAGAAGCCCTCTGGCGCTTGGATACCGCGGCAGTAACCCGTCCAGAGAGACCGTGAGGCCTCAAAGGAAAGGTTATCCGTCGCAGCAGACAAGTCGGCAGAGAGGATTTCCACCGGGTCGGGGACGACGCTACTCAACATCGCGCGGACCCCCTCGAGGTGTTCTCCTTCCAAGACGTGCGAGATTCTCTTATCCTGTTTAAGGGATGAGAGAGCCACACGTCTTAGAAGGTGGCCTACCGCGACTGCTGCGCCAGGAGATTTCGTCACAATACGGGACTTATAGCCCCGTTCTGAGACGATCTCTACCTGTGCGGGCAGCGGTCGCGGCAGACCAGCGAACTCGTCGAGGAGGACCTCGCGAAGTTGGGCCTGGACTACCATGGATTCCCAGTCGACGTCATTGACGTCGTCTGGTTTTCCAGAGAAGTCCAGCTCAGCACCCTGCGCGATCATCAGTCGTTCTATTAGGAACGCGGCCAAACCCCCTTCCTTTCTGGATTTCTCCAGGCAGGAACCCGAGGTCAGGGAGAAGTCGGATGGAGCAACGGTGGGAGGATTTCTCTTCCCCCATTTCTCCGCCCACTCCTCCATTGACTCTCGGGCCCTAGGAGGGACGCTGGCAGGCGGACCTGTTAGATCCGACCGATGAGAGCGCAGTGCCTTCTTTTCAACGGTACGATCGCCCAAGGGGAGAGACCGTCCCACGAAAGAGAACTGGGCCTGACGGCCCGGCTCACTTAAGTGGGATAGTCTCCCCTTGGCCACTGACTTGAGAGCAGGAGTTGACCCGGCCCTAGGCAAACGCACATTAGCATTAGAGCTAAATGCGTAAACTCGGGCTCCGGTCGACTCCCGCTTCAATTCGGTGGCCAGAGCGAACGTACCAGAAAGGACGGCAATCCGCAGGATGCGGAAGGCTTGAGACAGCACGGCGCGAGCAGCATAACGTCCCGATTCGGTCGTAAGATCGAATACGAGGCGTTTGCCGTTCGCGCTGTGCAAACCGGCCAGGTAAGATTTCCAACAAGCATCGGAAAACGAGATAACTCGTTTCCGAGACTTGGCGGTCATCGAACCCAGCCGGTCACAAACCTTCTGCATCTTCCGCAATGGTCCACACCACCGTGGTGTCGTCGGAGCCCATCTCTCCCTTAGCAGGGAAGGGGTGGGATCCTCCGACCGGTGGCGTCCGGCAACCACCTTGGACCTCCCCTTATGGGGACGGTTCCGAG